CTGCCGTGAAGCTGTAATAGTCATTGCAGAAATGACAGCATCATACTTACCTGTCTGCAAAGAAGCTACTAAACCGGCAAAATCAGCATTCTCCCACTTCACCTCATACCCAATCTTCTCTGCAATATCAGGGAGAAGGTTCTAAATATCTTGGCGAACTGGAAAATAAGTTAGCAAAAATCCCGGCTTTGAGCCGGGAAATTTTTTTAGTGGGAGTAGTTCAATATGACCATTGACAATTATGCAATCGATGTTATAATAAAGATATATAAAAATCATAAAAAGGAGGAGTCACAATGGAACAAGAAAAGGATTATGAAGTCATGGATGCAGAAGTTGTAGACAGCTCGATTGTGCCNGTTGCGAGCGAAGCCNTNGTCGANCTTGCGGCACAAGCGGAGCGTAGGGTTGAGGCGATAAACAAAATAAAACAATACTCGCTTCGACTCACACAGCCTGGCGACTGGGTTGACCAGAACGGCAGGCCATATCTGCAAGTTTCTGGNGCAGAGAAGATCGCTAGGCTTTTTGGTATCTCGTGGAGGATCGATGAACCGATCCGTGAGGAGCTGGAGGGAGGACATTACATCTACACCTACAAAGGCTACTTCTCACTTGCTGGAGCAGAAATTGAAGCGATAGGATCACGTTCAAGCAAAGATCCTTTCTTTAAGCGCTACGTCTATGTGAATGGGGAGCGTAAGGAGCTCCCGCCATCCGAGATCGACCCAGGCGACGTGAAAAAAGCAGCTTACACGAACTGCATCGGCAATGGCATAACGAGACTGCTCGGTCTTCGAAATATCAGCTACGAAGACTTAGAAAAAGTAGCTGGTATCAAGCGTGAGCAAATAACACGAATTGAATATCGAAACAAGAGCAAGCAAGAAGATGCTACACCCACCGAAATTCAAGAGATAATAGGGGAAGTTACAGACGTCAGNATGAANAAAGGTAAGACTAANAACGGCAAAGATTANGTCTTGTATACCATCNTNNTNGGCAACGACCAATACAGAACCTTCAGCGAGTCCTTTGCAAAGCTTGCCAAAGAAGCNAAGGAGACGGGGACTCAAGTCGTTGTGAAATACACAGCAGACAACTATGGATACAACGTTGAATCGATCGAACTGGCCGTCCGTGAACCTGGGGAGGAGGGATAAAAATGGCAATCGTTGAAAAGATCATGGAGGCAAAGCAAAAGAAAATAAAGCAGTATCCCGTGAACAGCAATCGTGCATCCGACCTTGGACATCCGTGCGTGAAATACCATGTGCTCAACCGCACGAGGTGGCAGGAGAAGGAGCTACACGACGCTAGCCTTCAAGCTGTGTTCGACTTGGGCAACGAGTTCGAGCAAATAATCATGAAGGACTTGAACGAAGCAGGAATACCCGTCATCGAACAGCAACGACCGTTCGAGTGGAAACAATATCAAATCACAGGTCACATCGACGGCAAGCTACTCATCGACGGGCAGGTTATACCTTTTGACGCTAAGTCGTGTTCACCTTTTGTCTTCGACTACATAAGCGACATACGAAGCTTGAAACAGGGGAAATATCCGTACTTGCGTAAATATCCTACACAGCTAAACCTTTATCTTCTTATGAGCAACAGCGAGCGTGGGTTACTGCTTTTTAAAAACAAAGTGAACGGCCAATACAAGGAAGTATGGATGGATATTGACTACGAGCTTGGAGAAGAAACCCTACAACGTGCAGAAGCTATCAACCGTCATCTTTCAGAAGGTACTTTACCAGAACCAATCAACGATCCCTTTTGGTGCAACGACTGTCCATATGTCCACATATGTTGTCCACCCATTAACGGCACCGAGGTCGAGATAATGGACGACCAACGGCTGGCGGCAATGCTTGATCGATTAGACGAACTCAAACCTTACGTCGATGAATACAAACAGATTGACGATCAACTGAAAAAGATCCTTGAAGGCAAAGAAAAGCTACTTGTCGGAAATTGGATAATCACGGGCAAATGGATCGAGAAAAAAAGCTACGATGTACCGGCTGAGATCAAAGAAAAGTATGTGACGGTGACAAGATACTGGAAGCGAAACATTGAGAAGATAACAGCTGAATAGNGAACGAGAAGGGGCACGAAAGTGTCCCTTCTTTTATTTTTTTCAAAAAAGACTTGACTTTATCGTTCACACGTATATAATAAATATCATAGAATAGTATCAAAAATCATAAATAATTAGGAGGTGTAAACATNGGGGATATAGATAAACTTTTGACGCCAGACGAGGTTGCTCAACGTCTTGGCATCACTCCAAACACTGTGAGAATTTACTTAAGAGAAGGTCGCATTAAGGCATTGAAGGTTGGCAAACTTTGGCGTGTACGTGAAAGCGACCTTCAGAAGCATATTGAAGGAGATCATATTTAATGACCCCACCTAAAAATAAACCCAATATAAAAATTAGTATATTCTTAGAAAGGAGGTGCCGTCTTGTCAAAAGATGCATACTATTTCCCACACGACAGTAACGCAAGACAGGATACGAAGATCCTAAAGTTGCGCATAAAACACGGCTGGGCTGGGTATGGCTTATATTGGGGAATTATAGAAGCGTTACGAGACCAGGACAATTACTCGTTTGACGCAAACGAACCTGAGCTTATAAGCCTTGCTGTAGGATGTTCCGTTGATGAGTTAATACCAGTCTTGGAAACATGTATCGAAGTTGGACTTTTAGTCAACGAAGACGGTAAAATATATAGCAAGTCACTTAAAAGACGAATGGAACATGTTAATGAAATTAGAGAAAAACGACGTGAAGCGGGAAGAAAANGGGGCATGGCAAGACAAAGAGAAAGCACAATTGAAGCAAATGTAGCACAAGAAGAAAGCAACGCTCAAGCAAATGACGAGCAAATGCTTAGCAAATGCTTAGCAAATGAAAAGCAAATGTTAAGCAGTAAAGGAAAGGAAATAAAAGAAAAGGAAAGAGAAAGTAAAGAAAAGGAAAGAGTATTAAATACACTCTCCGCCAACGCAAGCGTTGGCTTGAGCGTGTGTGATGAACCAATTGAAGAACCAACCAAAGACTCACCTAAAAAGCAAGAAGGTCAAATATTGTCAAAAACGCAATTAGAACGCTTCAACCAGTTTTGGTATGAGTACCCGAAAAAGAAAGCGAAACTTGCCGCCACGAAAGCGTGGGCAAAGCTCAAGCCTGACGACGAGCTATTCGAAGCGATCATGCTTGGGTTGCGACGTGCACGTGCGTCGGTCGAGTGGAAGCGAGAAGGGGGGCGGTTTATACCTCATCCTGCAACGTTTCTCAATCAAGGACGTTGGGAGGATGAATACTTACCATCCGAGCAGCGACCAAGCAAGCGAGACCTTCAAAACATGTCAATCGAAGAATACGTAGAAGCCGCCACTGGAGAACCCCTCCTTACTACAAGCAAAATCTTTGACTTGTGGGGTGATATTAATGCAGAATAAAGACTTCAAAAAATTCATGGCTTTATTGGCTCTTGTGGCTGATACTTATTCTCAACCTCGACTAAGCGAAGATGCTGTTAAATTGTATTTCAAGGTGCTGTCTGATTATTCGCTTGATGAAGTGTCTCAAGCGATAATGGAGCATATCAAGCAAAGTCCTTACATGCCGAAACCAGCTGACGTTATACGAATCCTTGATGGTACCGTTGAAGATCGAGCTAGCGAAGCTTGGTATTACGTTCTAAAAGCAATACAGCAATATGGACATTATGAGAGCGTTCAATTTGACAACCCCGCAATTCACTACGCAATTGAACGTATGGGTGGCTGGCAAAAGCTATGCCAACTCACCGAAGAAGAACTACCGTTTCGTGAGCGTGACTTCATAAAGCATTATGTTAGAGGTGAGCGCATGGCAACTTGGGACAAAGTGCCGTTGCGCTTCATGGGGAAGCATGAGCAGGACAACGTGTTCAACGGGTGGGATGACATGATACCTGATACTGTCTTTATAAAAACGAATGATAATGTAAAGAAAATGCTTGACTCTTCAAATAAAGAATGATATACTTACAATTAAATGTTAGATACTATTAAACAAAAGGAGGATGCTAAGATGGCACAGCAAAAACTCATTTTCGCAGGATGTATAAGGATTTGGAGCGATAATGGCGAATTTGTCGCTGAATACAAAAAGTATAATGAATACGATCAAGACGAGCTAATATGTCGCTATTATGCAAAGTCAAACAGCGTTACGTCGGTTGTAGAAAGCTTGTTTCATGAATTAATCGAAGATGGGTCTATACCTTTCAAACATGATTAGCCAAAATCGGCAAGACGACCAGCAGTTTTAAGCGTGCCATTTTCCTGGAGATGACCATGACAATGGGAGCGTACCAGCGATGACGAGAAATTAAAAGGGATGAGTGTGTCATGCACAAAAAGAAAACCAGTTAGGGATAGCGAGTCAATAAGGGGGTAGCAACCCACCAAGAGCAAGCGAGCCTGGAGGCTAAGAGTATACCAGAAAGGAGGAGCGAGCCGTTGAGGAAGAGAAAACCGCTTTAATATAGCGTGTGTCAAATGTCGTGAGATAACCGAAAAAACCAAGCGAGTCAGCCAGACATAGAGAACCAGTATGTTTTAGCGTGCCGAAAAGCTGATGGTAACCGAACAA